CTACATTGCTTGTATTATAATTTAAATATCTCAACCTCATGAGATATTAGGTTAGCCCTCACCTGGTTCAGTTCCTGTATAACCAGGTGGGGGTTTTTATTATTCTTCTTCTGCAACCTCCTTTGCATATTTGTTTAGTGTTTGCTGAAGATCTTCAATAAGCGTAATCCCCTTCTGCAAAGCATTAGGATTGGATCCAACAAATGGGGCTTTGTAATAAGGATATTCGTTTGTGGATATTGCAAACTTAATTTCAAGTTCATCCGTATCCCCAACCTTATTATCTGCGTATACATAACAAACACCTTCAATGTAAAAATCACCATTGTCCGGTATCTGGTCTAACCTTTCTGGTTTTGTTTTTCTTAAACAATCAATGTTTGTATTCATATTAATTATTTCTTTACTCATACAACCTCATTCTGTATTAGGTTTACTACGATAGCTTTATTGCTATCTGCGGAAGCACTCCGCTAGGGTGTGCTTCCTGAGATACTAATAAAAGCCGTTTACATCCCAAGGGATTTCATCGGTATCATGTTTTATACATAACTCATCGGCATAATCCCTAGCCTGTTCCAAGCCTTCTTTAGTTGGGGGGAACGTCTTAATATATTGATCTGGAATGTCAAAAGGTTCTCCAACTGTAGGATCAATTCCAAAGTGTTCCTGTACCCAAACTTCAATTGAAGTAGCTTTTGGGTAATCTTTTTCATCTTCTATATGCTCATCACCATCCATGTAGTGATAATAAACTTCGCAACATTTATTCATACTTTCTCCTTTTTATATTTAAGATCATACAGCTCAAGTTCATACTCAGCTACTTTCTGATTTAGCCTTTTGTTACTTGCTATGTATGTTTTATTTATACATTCCTGTCTTTTCAACTCCGTAAACAATTGCAAAATCAAGGCGTTTTTCTGTGGTTCTGTAATCCATGACAATCTCGCCTTGTCTATGTTATCATCTGGAGTGAATAGAAATTTCAAAGATATATTTTCCATATTCATATTACCTCTATTTCTGGATCCGTTGTAAAAGATCCCCATTTTGAGAAGTTCCAGAGTGAATAATATACTCTAGGAAGGAAGGACAGCCGGAAATTGCAGTCCCTTGATTCGCCCCATGCCTCTGTAAGAAAGCCGGAGAAGAAATTGCCCCTTGCAATCTCTTCATCTGGAATTTCTATTTGCAAATTGTCAGTAGCAATAAGCATTAATTCGTTAGAGTCGCAGAAATCATGCGTTGAACAATACCTGTGTTTATGGTTCAACTTCCTGAGTTGCTTGAGCTGGGTTTTAGTTAGGTAACACTGTATCAAATAAGTAAACTCATTTGATAATTGTTTTGTTTTGTTTGGGGCTAGTTTTCTTTCATATAGTTTGATTGAAAGACTTGTTGCCCAATCAATTGCACTCATACTTCCTCCTTTAGATTTATGTACCCTTCTCCAATAATTGCTGGAATTGTGTCAATATTAGGATCTTGTTTAAGAATTTCTTTTGCTTTTTTTACTTCTTTTCTCCAAACATAAAGCCTTCCTTTCCAAAATCTAGCATCAATTCCCTTTCGCTTTAATTGCCCCCTCACAAAGACCCCATAAGCCAAATCTACTTCACTCATACTTCCTCCTTTTTGTTATTTTCATTTTCATAATCAAGATCAATGTCAGATCCATGACAGTTAGGGCACTCTGGGAGATAAGAAGAAGTTTTAAACCTCTTCTCACATTCCAGACATATAACTTTAAACTTTTCTCTTTTTACTGAACTCATATTCTCTCCATATTTACATACATTGTTTGGTTACTTACATACACTGACTGATTTGTACAGTGGATGAATGAATAAAAAAAATTCTGAAAAATTCAGAAAATTCCCAAAAAAAAATCCGACCAGGTAAATGTAATTTCACCTGACCGGATCCGGATATTATTTGAACCTAAAGCTAAAAAGATTCAATTCTGTGTACAGCTCTTGTTGTTCTAAATGATTACCAAACTGCATGTCTGCTACGTAAAAAATACAGTCAAGATCTATTTGGCCTGTTTTGGTTCTTGGGGCTCCTACCCAAGAATCCTGAAAGACCCAATAGCTTGTACCGTCCTTTTCACGGTTATAGATGAGCTGTCCGCTGGCTGTAGCGTGTAGCTCAGATCTTAAACCTGTCATACAACCTCATATCGTATTAGGTTATTAATTATTTTCACGGCTTCCTGTAGCCGTCTGGTAGAACAATTTCCACCTGACAGACCCCAGCCGGAGCTGGGGGCTGATACTGGAAACTAATTAACTCTGAAAACGTAGTAATTGCCGAGCTCCTCCTCTGAGCCGTCATAATGGCTGAAATGATGCCCATAACCATCACAGGAAACATATTCCTGCTGTAGTTCTTCCAGCTTATCCATGGATAAAACCATCTTGCCGAGTGCCTCGTAAGCATCTGCTTTTTGTAGCTCTTGGATTACATCAATTTCTAGATTTAAAATGCCAGCTAGAAACCAGTCAGTAAAACAGCCGAGTAAGTACGGTTCCCAGCTCAACTCGTCCTGCTGGATTTTATCAATTTCATCCTGACAGATAAAACGATAATTGCCGACCTCAAAATCTTCTTCTTTCATTGCAATTGACTCGACAGCATCTCGCCACTCATCGTCAACCAGTTCCCTTACTTCCTTAATTTCTGAGTACAACATATCACCTCATATTATATTAGGTTAAAAAATAAGCCATGTTCCTGCATGGCTCAAGTGTAGTAAATCTACACTAACAGACCAGCTCCGCAGAGCTGGGCTGATGGTCTAGACTCTAAACAAATTCAAATCTGGCAAAATCGCCAAATGAGCTAAAGCCGTCAATTATTCCTTGGTCAATTACTTCGACCAGCTCGGCTCTTGTTGCATCATATAGATCTGTTCTGAATAGCTGACAGTCCGGAGTCAACATAACTAGGCCAACTTCATCACCCAAATGTGGATCCTCAAAAAAAGAATGGCCTTTAATTGTGTAATACTTGAACGGATCACAGCCGAGAAAATCTCGGACTAAATCAGCTCTTAGTTCATAAAATGGATTGTTTATATCGCAGAGTGTTTCTGGATTAGTCATATTACCTCATTCAATATTAGGTTATCGGATTTCCCGGTTGCCAACCGTCTTAGATCTGGCAAAGCCAGTCTAGGACTTGTTAAAGCAAGATTCAAGCTAAATGTTAACTTTTTGTAAATAAAATGTTAACTAATAGTAATTAATAGCTATTAATAGTGCATTAATAGTGGGTATGAACCACTATAAATTAAGGCTGGGAAGCCTTGGTACAGGCGGAGTTGGTAATTAATAGTAATTAATAGTGGGTATTTTTTTATTTTATAGTAATTACATACATTCTACATACACGGAGAAAACCACTATTAATGGCTAAGAATTAAAAAAACGTGATATAATGAACGCTCAACAGGGTTAATTCGTAGTGGTTGTGACCCACTATTAATTAACTATTAATTACTATTAATTTAAGAGAGCTGCTTAATGGCAAAATTAAAAGATAATCAGTTTACAGATCGGCAGCAGGAATTTATTACAAATCTTGTTAGACTTGGGAATAATCCTACACAGTCTGCCAGACTGGCAGGATATAAGGATCCGAGGCAGTCAGCGTTTAATCTAGTAAATTCTCCTAAGATGTGTGCTCGGATCCAGCAAGAGCGACTCAAACTCTTTCAATCGGATCTTTCAATAGTTGCCGTTCAAACTCTCAAGGAAGTAATGCAAGATAAAGAAGCCCCAGCCAGTGCGAGAGTGTCAGCCTGTCGTTCAGTGCTTGAAATAGCTGGCGATTTCAAAGCCGGATCCAGTAACACAACTAAAGAGCTGTCCGAGCTGTCCACCTCAGAGCTTGCCAGCGTGATCGACAAACTAGATCTGGAACGCATCCGCCTGGCAAAAGATGTTACACCTGGACAACAATAGTGCAACAAATTGAACGGATGGCTGTAAGTCCTTGGTAATGCTGGCTGTCCTAATGATAACAAATCAGTTGAACTCAGTAAAAAGGAACAGAAACCATTTTTTCCGACACGATCCCACCCCCCGGCACATCCGCCAGAGCTCCGCACAAGTGATTATCGACTCCCATACAAATTCGCTGCAATTTCAATCTTGCCATAACACCCTTGCGTGAAATCCGTTTGCTAACTAGGCTAGTTCCTAGCCTACAAACCGAGGAGGAATTACATGGCACAGCCCAGGGCATATACCCAGACCACCACATTCAACGACTTCACCGTAACCAATCCTTCAGATCCGCACCCAGGGTCTACGATTGACACGGAATTTACGGAAATCAAGCAAAATACAGATGATTTAAACACGAACATTGCTTTAATCCAGAGAGATGACGGCAAGCTAAAAAACGAATCTGTCCATAAAGATGCGTTTGACCAGGATGCTTTAGCCTTAATCG